AGCTTTATTAGTGTTGCTATTTAATGCTGCGTTAACTTCTTCTACACTGGTGCCAAAAAGAAATGTATCATTATCAGAATCAAAACCAATTGGTCTAGAAAGAATAGGAGGAGTGTCTCTTATATTTTCATTCAATTCTCTTCTTCTAGCACGTAAAATTGTTGCATCTAATTGATTAATAGCTGTGGGTTCTTGTTGATTACGTCTTTGAGCACTAGCAAGAGTGCTTTCTACAAATTGCTGCTCTTGTGCTTGTTCTAAATATTTTGCTAGTGAAGCATTTCTAGTTTCAAAACCTTTTAATGATTCATTATTTAAAGCTATAGGTATGAGACTATCAAGATTATAGGGAAAATTTAAATCACCTATTCTAGATTGATGTTGAACATTTCTTCCAAGAGGTTGTTCATGCAAAACAGTAAATGCTAAAGAAGCTTTATATAATTTAGGATATATTTCTTCTGATGTATTAAAAACACCCACCGTAAAATCTGGATTAAATGTAAAACCGGCATCAAAATAACATAATAAACCTTGTTTATTTACTGCATTAGTAATTAAATTAGCATATTTAATTCTAAAAAGTGGTGGAGAGGCAATTGTGGCAGTTCCATTTTTGTTTGTATCGTTATATACCGGATATAATCCAGAAATTAATTTAGAAATACTAATAAAATTATTTCTGGCTTCAAGGATATCTGCGTTTGGAACATCAATTTCTAAAGTAATTTTTCTAGAGGTATTTTGAAAAGTTGCTATTGGATCCATTTTACCAAAAACATTTTCTGATTTCCAATTAGATGTATATGAATCACTAAAGTTAGTAACATAGGCTTTAAATATAAAAGATTCATTTAAAGTGTAAGAATAAATTTCTATTTGATCGGTTGACATATATTATGGCTCCTAATCAGCATTCACGCCATTCATTAAGTTAGAAGCTGGTTTATTACCAGTGTTTGTTTTAATTTTAGAAGCTATTTCTTTACTATCTAAGAATACTTGAACTTGTATATTCGGTTGACCTTGTTTTGTAGTATTATTATTTGTTACGCTTTGAGAGTTAGAAATGGTAGATATTTCTCTTATAAAGTCTTTAGAAATATTAACTTTTTCTGTAGTTACAGTAGCTGCAGCATTTAAAACTTTAGCAACAGAGTTGGTACTATCAACAAACGCCGTTACATCTCCTTGAGGAAGGAGAATAGAATCACTAACAGCTTTTAAATTAGTAGTAAAATTACCAGATGCGTTTACTGAAATGCCATTTAAAGCCGTTTTAAGAACTCCTAATTGCGTGACCAATGATTTAATATTGTTAACCATTTCTATAAATACTTGATTTACATTTTGCATATGGATCATTACACCGCCAACTTCAGAAAATATATCCATTGCTTCTTTTATATCTGCTTTCTTGTCAGCCAATGATTTAATTGAATTAACAAATTGAGCCATTCCATTTCCAGCTAAAAATATACCTGCTCCTATTAATGCAACACCAACGCCTATTGCTAATAAAACTCCAGCGGCTATTGAACCGGGAACAGCTAACTTTACCATAGCAAAAACAAATATAGCAAAAACAACAAGAAAAGCAAGCAAAGTTACTGCGACTGTGCCAGTTTGTTCTCCTAATCCCTTAAAAGATTCTACTAGCATTGATAAACCAACAGCAGCTAACCCTATGCCAGCTCCTATAAATGTAACCGCTAAACCAAGAGCCATTAAAGCAGCAGCTATAGAAAATATTGCTGCACTGGCAGCAATTAAACCACCTGCTACTTTAGGATTTCCTACAGCAGTACCTATAGCTGTTAAACCGGTTGAAATTGCTGTAGTTATGGCCGTTATTGAAGCAGCGATACCGGGACTAGCTGCAGCGCTTTTTGTGGCAAACGATAATATTGCAACACCGGCAGAAACGATTGGTGCCACCAAAGATAAGAAAACAAACCCCAATACTGGAACTATGGTTAAGAGTAACAATACAGGCACTAACATCCCATGCCATTCTCTATTTGTTTTAGCTATCGATGTAACAGCTGTTTTAAGAGCATCAAGAACAGGAATTAAGAATATAACTATTTCATTGTATACGCTTGCCAATTGTTTGCCTATATCTGCAGCGTGTTCCATAGCCTCATTTAATTTTGCTTGTGTTGCTTCTGTTTTCATTTGTTCAATACGCATATCTGCGGTAGAAGTATTAAAAAACTTTGCAGCATCACCAGCGCTTTTAAATCCTAAAGATTGAGCTATGCTTTTTTGAGTGGCACGATCCATATCTGCAAATTGTCTACCAGATAAATCAAAGCCTTGTTTAATTAAATCTATACGCTCTTGTTCATTGGCTTGTACTAATTCAAGAGAATTTAAATAATTATCACCTAAAATTGAATTTAAAACTGCTGCTTTTTGTGCTGCACCTTCAAAAGTATCAAAGCCCTCTGCTAGAGATACAAGATCACCAATTGCCATACCAAGGGATTTAGCTTGTTTTTCTAATCCATAAAATATATCATGAGCTTTTTTACCGTTTGCAGCTAATTGTGGCATAACAGCGGTAAAATCTTTAATCATTGCTGCTGGTGCCATGCCAATACCCTTTGCGGTCTTAGCCATTGTTTCCATAGCGGCACCAGCATCTTGTCCAGCAATATTTAAAGTTTTAGTAAAAATATCAAAAACAGCACCCGATTCTGCGGCACTAACATTTAAATTTTCAAATTTTGCCGCAGTTGCAGCTAAACTACTTTGTACTTGAGGAGTTTGATTAGTAAAACTAATCATGCTTGTTACTAAAGCACCATTTGTCCTTGTTAAATCTGCAACTCCAACACCATATTGTTCTAATCCCCTTACATCGGCTGGTTTAACAATATCTTTAGCTATCATACCAGTTGTTTTGGCAAATTCCTGATTGGCAGCTACAATAGACATTAATTGACTTTTAATAGTTTCATAGGCACCAGAAAGAGTAAAGGTTTTTACAATTTGACTATTCTGTATATCATTGACAAAGGAGCGTCCAACTTCTGATATCCTATCCATAGCTCTTTTTTGAGCTTCAAGACCTTTAAGATTTTTTTCTTGTCCTACTATTTGTTTTTTAAGCGCCTCGTCATCTTGATTGGCAAGATCATATAATTCTTTAAGTTTTTTACGTTTCTCTTCAAGATGATCTCTTTCTGCTTTATTAAGAGTCACCAGATTCAATGAATCAAGATAGAACTCATGATTAATATCTAAAAGCTCTTTTTCAATTGCTGGTAAATTTTGTCTAGCCTGTAAAATATCATTATATGTTTTTACAGAATCATCCAAAACTTGTTTTTGTTTAATTAATTCATCTTTAAATTTTGCTGCTCTTGAACCAAGTCTATTAAAAATAATATCCAAATTTTCTTCTGTAGTTAGAGTATTGGAACGAACTTTATCTATTTCTGCTAATATATTTAAAAGATCTTTATAGCTTTGAGAATTATTTGAATTATTTGGATTATTTGGATTGTTTGGATTTTGAGCCATAATATTTTACCTATTAATACTATAAATAGTAAGCAAAAAAAAAGTGAGCAGCGTAGCTGCTCACCTATTATTTTCTACTAGCTTTTTTTAGTTCATCTGATTCTTTTTTAAGTTGTTCTGATAGTTTATCAACAAACCATTTTCTCAAACCTATTGGCAAATTATAGCTTTCAAAAAGGCTAAACCCACCATAATATTTTAAATAAAAAAACTGTTCATATATATTTTCTTGATATTCACTACTTAAACCAAAAAAAGTCTGCAGTCAGCGGAACCTCCATAGTTGTTTCATAGTCACATTTTGAACATACAAAAGTATGATTTAAATCAACATTTGGAACTGTTTGTTGATAAGCATTACGCAGATATTTAGCATCAGAAGCAGGCATAGCTTCAACGGCTTTGGTAATAACATCTTTATCAGTAACCTGTTGAATACTGACAATCATCATTCTTAATTGTTCGATAAGTAAACTATCGTTACCTGCAGAAGATTTCTTTTTAACTTCTGAAATTCTTAGCAATTCTTTTTCATCATACCCGTTTAACGCTCTACAAACAACATTCCACTTGGTGCTTGGTAAGGTAAAAGCGAAAGTTCCATCTTCATTAAAAGAAGTTGATACTTCTACTCGATCTTCAACAGCTTTTTCTAATTTTTCATTTAAATCAAAAGAATTTTTAACTTTTTCGTAACACGAAGGACAAGTAACCTGTGTTAAATATTTATTGCCATATGCTGAAATTCTGGCTGCTACAAGAATTGCATTTCTATCTTCTGTGGTTAAAGTATCGGTGTTAATATTTTTATCAAAAACAAGTGCTTGTATTAATTTATCTAACACAACTCCTTTTTTAAGGAGATTTCTAGAAGAAAGTATATCTTCTTCTTTAGCTGTCATTTGCTTTATTTCTATACTATCTTTTTTATATAGTGGATGATGCGGTGGATACAAAAGCCCTTTAGATGGCAACAGAACAACTTCTGTTGGATTCATAAATTCCAACGGTGCCGATATACCCACTTGTTGTATCTGTGGTGTAGAATCCTGTCTAGGAAGATTGGTTCCTAGTCTTTCTTCATTATTTCTCATTGTAACCTACGCTTTCTTATTGTTATGTATCAAGTCCATCTTTTGAATCTACTGTTGCATAATCATAATTTATAGTAAATGCAACTTCTACAATTTCTTCACTCGCATAATCTAGTTTACCATAATCTATATTGGTTATAAAAGGATTAATTAGTGTCCATACTTCGGCTTCACGACCAGCGCCATCTATTTGAATTAACTGAAGGGAAAAACCAAATGGCAAAGAAGAAAATGTTTTAGTTATACCCGGATTTAATGTGTCTATGTTTTTAGCAACATTTGTAGGTTCAGTTGTTTCTCCACTAGCTTTAGCTGCTTGCTGTGTTCCGTTATTAGGTTGATAGCCACCGACTTTCATTATAAAGTTTTGTAAAACACTTGGTAAAGAAAGTTCTCCTTTGCGACTTCTAACAGAAGCCATTTTTACATTAATAGGTTTCCATTTTAAAATACCGGGATACTTATGAACACTGTTTAATAATATATGCTCAGTGACATTAATATCAAATGAAGGTTTATCACAGCTTTTTAAAGCAAATTGATTAGCGTTTAAACCTTCATCAGTGAAATTAATATACCATCTATATTGCCTTAATGGTTCAGGATTTAGTTCATTCCAAAAAGACATATAAAATTAACTTTTTTATTAACTCTTAAGTGTCTCTAGAAGCGCCAGTAGAAGCACCAGAACCATCTTGAGCGTTTTGTTTTAATTCTGCGCTATCATATCTAATTGTGCATTGGATATCAACTATTTCTTCGCTTGCATAATCAAGAGCACCGAATTGAACACTTGTAAAGAAAGGTTTTTTTAATATCCATTGTTCTATTTCTATACCAGCGGAATCTATTTGGTAAATTCTTATAGAATCACCTATGGCTTTATTAAAATTAGATTTGCTTATTGTTTTTTGATCTGTATACTGGGAAGGATACTGATATCCAGCTTTTAATAAAACGTTATATAAAACATCGTCTACAGATGGTTTAAGAGCAGCAGCGATAGTCATATTTATGCTTTCCCACTCAAGACGACCGGGATAATAATAAAAATGGTTAAGATATTTATGAGTTATTTCATTAACTTTAGCTTTTGGTTTATCAACTTTTTTAAGAGCATATCTGACACCATCTAAAGTTGGACTGTCAATTGCTGCTGCTGTTGTTCCGCCAAATACCATATACCATCTAAATTGTCTTAAAGGTTCACCTGCAGAATTCCAAAATGCCATTTTATTTTCTCCTAAATTCCTTTATAATATATAGTATTTAATTTAAATTAATCTTCAAAGCTTGCACCAGTAGGAGCAATTACGAAATCTATTGCTATATATTCAATTGCGCGTGCTGGTTTTAATAATACTTTAGCATATACAACGTTTCTATCGATTAGATCTGGTGTAGTAGTAGTTTCATCCAATACTAGTCTGTAATCAGTTAAACCAAATCCTGCCTTAACACCGGCCAAGAAAGGCTCTGCTTGATTCAAGAAACGATTCCAAGTAACTTGTGTGTTTTGATCGAAAAGAACAGTAGCAGCAAAACGGCTAATTTCTTTTTTAACATAAATCATCAAACGACGTACATTAATACGATCAAGAGCACTTGGTGTTACTTGCAAAGTCTTTTGACCAAATATTACTATACCTTCTGCTGGGAATGTCGCAATAGGATTAATATTTGCATCATACAAAGAGTCACGGTCTTTGGAGGTTAGTCTAAGAGCGGTCTGTAACACAGGGATACCAGCGGCTCCATTTGATAAACCGCCACGATTAAAGCCTGCTGGTGCAAACCATAATTCAGTAGAACGTTGAGCGCTTGAGAATGTACCCAAGGCTGCAATAGAAGGTGGTAACCAAACTTTATTACCAGTAGCAGTATCTTGTGCTAATACCCAAGGGAAGAAGGCACAACCATAGCTGCTATTAATAGATCTATCTTTTAAGTTACTTACAACAGTGCTAACCAATGGTTTACTACGAGGAAGTTCTGGATCATAATCTCCCTCTAAATCAATAATAGCTAATGCATCACCACGGGCTTCACACTTTTCTACTATCAAAGAAGTTAGATTTTTATTTTCAATACCGGGAGCAGTAAGCAAATTCATTTCTACTACTTCTGGATCGGCAACGCTTTCTACTGCAACTTTAACGCTGTTATATGCATAGTTATTTGTTTCAGTTGCAGATGTTGGTAGCTTACGCTTGCAGAATGGATCTTTTTCGGTAACATCAACACCATCCGAACCGCCAACTAATGGCAATACGAATTTATTAAATCTATTAAGTACGGCATCAGATAAGCTAAAGGATGAACTAGCTGCGGTCAATGAAGAACCAGAATATCTATTACCTTCTGCCCAAGCTGCATATTGATTACTAGAGCCTGTTAATTTTACATCGTCTAAGCTAAACATAAATGAATATTTAGAGGTTGCGGTAGCAGTTGTTGGGAAATCAACGTGTTTTTCTTTTAGTAAATCACGTACATCTTCATTAAATCTTCTTGTGGAACCTATATTAGTTTTTAATCCCCAATAGACATCAGATAATGAAGGAGAAAGGCTATCTTGGCTGGTTTCTAACAAAGGAATTTCTGGTAATACAAAACTTGCTGTATAAGGAGAGTTGCCAGTAACAGCTGTGGCAACGAAACCAAATGCTGCAACGTTAGAACCATTAGCACCGGCTCTAGGAGTAACATTATATTGTAATGGACCATAGAAACCAAATGGCAATAATGATTGATCCAATAAGCCAGTTTCTAAATCAGTATTTAATTCTACTCTAATAAATTTAGAAAGATTGTTATAGGTACCATATTCTACGAATGCTTTTTTGCTATAATCCCAAACAGAAAATTTATCACCAATACGTTTTGCAATATAATTTGGTGAGTTTGCATCAAGGCTCAATCCAGTAAATCTTTCTACATAAACTGGTGCATTATCGTTATCATCTAGTTTTCTAATAGCTAAAGTAAATGTACCATATTTATAAAATACGTTTGGTGATTCTTTAACATCTTCAATAACGACTTTTAGATTTTGTGAATTCCATTCACCTTCTGATAGAGCTTTAACTCTAAATAATTTTTGTACTGGGTATTCACCAGTTGAGTCAGCGGCAAATGATCCTGATAGGCCAACGTCTTGAGATACTACCCAACCACTTTCAGCAGTGGTAGCACCTTGTTTATGGTTAGCGAACTCAACGCTTCCAGTAACTAATTTAACTATAATACCAGCTACATTACTGCCTGCATAATTATTTAAATTTTCTTTTACCCAAGTAAGATAGGTATCACCTAAGAAATATCTTTCTCTTTCTGTAGCTAGACTGCTATTTGTAGCAACAGGA